GATATTATAAATTTATATACAAAAGAACAAAATGTTGGTTTAGTTGGTATGCGAGATGGATTTGACCAAACTGGTAAAAATTATCACAGTAGTCATTTTTCAATTTCTTCCCCCTCCTTTAATACTAAATGGTTAAAAAGTGGAGAATATGCTCAAGCATTTTTTCTGAATGATGGTCCTTTAGTTTTACATAGAAGCACTATAGAAAAAGTTGGAGTTTTTGATACGGATAATTTTCATGTTTTTTATCTGGAATACGATTATTGTTTTAGATGTAAAAATGCTGGACTCAAAAATTTCGTATTAGGTTCAGAACTACTTCATATGAAATTTGGAAACATTATAAATTCAGAAGTATATAATCTTGAATTTGATTATGCTACAAAGGACAGACAAGCACTTAAAAGAAAGCACAATTGGTAACATATGAAATCATACTCTCAATCTGCACAAGATGTTTTTGTATACAATATACTAAGAAAAAACAATGGAACATTTTTAGATTTAGGTTGTTCCCATCCGATTTTTATCAATAACACATATGCACTGGAATTGCAAGGATGGACCGGTATATCTGTTGATATTTTAGATTTTTCTTCAGAATGGAAATCTAGCAGAAAAAACAAATTCATACAGAAAGACTGTATGAATGTTAATTACAATGATTTCTTAAAACAATATTATGAAAGTACTGTTATTGATTATTTGACACTAGATATGGAAAATCTAGGAGATAGATTTAAATTACTAGAAAAGATAATAAACAGTAATTATGAGTTTAAAGTTATAACAATAGAACATGATTCTTATATGGAACGTGATCTTGATGTCAATAAGTTTGAAGAATTTGAAAAGAAACCGCAAAGAAAATTGTTGCAAGAAAAAGGATATATTCTTTTATGTTCCGATGTCTCTCAAAGAAAGTATCCAGATTTGTATTATGAAGATTGGTGGATTAATAGTAAATATTTCAATAAAGATGATTATAGTTCTTGGTTTTCTGATAAAATGAGTTGTGATAAGATAATGGATAAATTGAATATTAAATATGAACAAGAATATACACAATATTAATTGAAATGAGAGAAATATGAACATTACAGTAACAGGTGGTTGTGGTTTTATTGGATCAAATCTAGTAGATGAATTAGTAAGACAAGGACACGATGTTACTGTTTTGGATGATCTTTCATCAGATGCACATGATCAATTCTATTTCAATCCACAAGCAAAATACTATCATTATGATATTACAAATGAACATCTTGTAAATGGTGTATTTGATCGGCATGAACCTGAGTACGTTTTTCATTTAGCGGCAGAAGCAAGAATACAAAATTGTATTCTGAATCCCGGTAGAGCATTAGATATTAATACTTTTGGTACTCAAAAGAGATTGAATGCTGCCAAAATGGTTAAAGCAAAACGTGTAATTTTTTCAAGTACTTCTGCGATCTATGGATTGACAAATAAGGCAATTCAAAAAGAATCCGACAAACCAGATTGTTTAAATGCTTATTCATATTCTAAATTTTTTTCAGAAGGATTGTGCAAAATGTACTCCGATTTGTACAATCTGGATACTGCTTGTTTTAGATATTTTAATGTGTATGGTCCAAGACAACCAAAACGCGGATCATATGCGCCTGTAATTGGTGTATTCTCTCGTCAAAAGAAAGCAAATCAATTAATGACGGTTGTTGGAGATGGTTTGCAAACCAGAGATTATATTCACGTATCCGATGTAGTTTCTGCTAATATTGCAGCAATGAATCACAATACAAATCTTTGTGGTAAGATAATGAATGTTGGAACTGGTACATCATATTCTGTTTTAGATCTTGCAAAAATGATGGGTGGAGAGTATACTCATGTTGCACCAAGAACTGGAGAAGCAAGACAAACTTGTGCCGATATTTTTGTAATTAAACAAACTCTTGGATGGCAACCAACCAAATGTCTTAAGGAATATATGGAGAATAAAGAATATGATACTTGAATCTGGTGAATTAAATATTCAAAATGAAATTGAAAAGATAATTAAAAAGAAGAATTGTTCTTATATGGATGCGGTTCTACAAATTTGTGAATTACACAATATAGATCCTTCATATATTGCCAAGCATTTGTCAAAGCCTGTTGTTGAAAAGATTAAAGCCGAAGCACAGTCATTGAACTTCCTGCCCAAATCTTCTCGACTTCCTATTTGACTTACCTACATAATACGGTTATAATACTTCGTATATCTGTCACACTTTAATACTTCGTACACGAAAGGATACAAATGGCATTTAAAGATTTAAAGAAGAAGTCCACCGATCTCTCAAAGATCACCCAAGAGTTAGATAAGTTGAACAAGGGTGGTGCAGAGTCGTATAAGGACGACCGGTTCTGGAAGCCTGAACTGGATCAAGCATCAAATGGTTTTGCAGTAATTCGATTCTTACCGGTCGTTGACGGTGAGGATGTTCCTTGGGCGCGTGTGTTCAGTCACGGTTTCCAAGGTAAGGGTGGATGGTTCATTGAGAACTGTCCAACTACACTAGGTAAGAAGTGCCCAGTGTGTGAAGCAAACAACGAACTTTGGAACAGCGGGATTGAAGACGACAAGACTGTTGCGCGTGATCGTAAGCGCAAGTTGAGTTATGTTGCCAATGTTTATGTTGTTTCCGATCCAAAGCACCCGGAGAACGAGGGTAAGGTGTTCCTCTTTAAGTTCGGTAAGAAGATCTTTGATAAGATCATGGAAAAGATCCAGCCCGAATTCCCAGATGATTCTCCTGTCAATGTGTTTGATTTCTGGCAAGGTGCAAACTTCAAGTTGAAGATTCGCAAGGTTGCTGGTTATATCAACTATGACAAGAGTGAATTTGAAGAGCCAACTCCGCTTCTTGGTGGTGATGATGCAAAGTTGGAAGCACTTTGGAAGAAGCAGTATGCTCTTAAGGAGTTCACTAATCCCGAGAACTTCAAGTCTTATGACGAACTAAAGTCTAAGATGGAATCAGTTCTTCGTGGTGGCAGTGAAGGTAAGGCAAAGACTGCGGAAGAGATGGAGCAGATTGAGGACGCGGAGCAGCGTTTTGGTTCTGCACCAAAGTTCAAGAATCCTCCAAAGATGCCAGAAAAGAAGTCTCCGGTCGAAGATGATGCGGAGGAAGAGGATGCGCTCTCTTACTTTGAGAAGTTGGCAAAGGAAGAGTGAACTAATTTTGTTTGAGTGTGATTTGGAGAAGACGGCTTAAACGCCGTCTTTTCTTTTTACCCTTGAGTTCCTAGAGCCGCATTTCTACCCAAATCTCTAGTAAGTAGAGCCTGCATGCCACTTTCATCTGGAGGAATTGCATTACCATCTGATGCAATTGCAGACGAACTTCCGCCACCAGCAACAGATGTTTTAGAATTATTGTAATAATTGTTTATTACAAGAGGTCTATTATCTGTTTGAGGCATTGTACTCAATTCATTGTTAATACTTTTATTTGTTTGGTATTGCACACTTTCACTTGTTTGCATTTGTGCTGCTGGTGCGAGTTGTGTTCTTGGTGTTCCCCCAAATTCTACAGAAGGTTGTTGACTTTGGGTTGCCGGTGTCATTGCTTCTTGCAGTGAAGGTGTCTCAACTTTTGCTTGTCCTTCTGCTGTTGTTGGTGCTTCTACACCCTTCTTAAACCAATCACCTATTCCAGGCACAGAAGCCGCAAATTCATAAACTTCTTTTGGTCCTATTGCCTCTGCAATTAAATTACCAACGTATTCACCACCATACGTTCCAATAACTCCACCGAGTATTGAACCCAAAGGTCCTCCAACCAAACCTACAGCGGAACCTATGGTAGTTCCGATAAGGGAACCCATTCTTTTACCTAATTCCGCACCAATTGCTTCCTTCTTTTGTTCTGGAGTTAAATTGGGATCTTGTTGTATTGCTGGTATGTTTAAGTATCCGATGATACCTTCAATTGCAGTACCAAGTAATGGTACTCTTTTTAAAGCAGGAAGTATTACGTTTTTACCAGGTCCTTTTAGGAATGCCATAGGATTTTTAATGGCTTTTGCTAATTCTAGACCACCTTGTCCAAGTTGTTGCACCATTCCTACCGCACCAGTGCCTATATTTCTTGCAGTTTGTAACATTCTACCAAAGAAGCCGGGCTTTGGTGCTGCTGCCGCTGCTTGTGCTGTTGTGGATGCGGGGGTTGAAAGTAGTTGAGCAGGACTTGTGGTTGGTGTTGACGGGGGTTGCATAACAAACCCTTGACCTGGAATGTTTTGTATTCCGGCTGCAACTGGGGCTACTGATTGTGCTATTGCTGGAGCAGCTGATCCAGCGGCACCAAGTGCAGTTCCAAAACCTAGAAGAGATAATGCTTTGCTTCCTGCTTTTGATGCCGTTCCTGTTATTGCTGCTTTTGTGCCAGTTGCTGCTTTTGTTGTGGTATCAATTGCTTTAGCGGTCATTGTAACTGGTGCTGACGCTCCTCGGACTTTTGCAAGTGCTCCTAATTTTCCACCAGCAGCAACTCTGGCAACACGAGAAAGTGCTCCAGCCTTTCCTCCTCTTCTTAATGTAGAAGCAAGAATAGCAGCATCGGCGGCAGTGCTCAACAATCCACCACCAGAATCCTCACCAGAACCACCCGTTCCAATTTTCTTCAAGATCTTTTCCATAATAACTTTAATGTCGATTAAAGTTTTATTTTGATCCATCTGCAAAGAAACTTGTTCTTGTTGAGCCTCAGCGGTTTCTCTTAGTTGTTCTGTCGATTGTTGGGGTATTGGTGAACGAGTTTGTGCCTTTAACGACGCACTTTCATTTTGTATACCAAGTATGGTTTTTACTTTTTGGATTAAATCGTTTACAGTCTTTTTTATGTTGTTTGCTAAGTTTATGTAAATATCAAATGCTTTTTTGACAAACTTGTAATCTAATCCCTGAGTTTGTTTTTGTACCGCAGCATCCATTTTTTCTGACAGAGTAGATGACTCTGGACGGGCAATTCTTCTTCTTCGTGATGGAGTCGTGTTTCTTTGAAAAGAAGAAACCATAGCAGTTCCAGTATTTGAGAACATTCGTCCAATACCAGAAACTGCTTTAGTGTTTTGTTTACCCTCGGATGTTATTGTTGGTAGTGCTAACATTAGTTATTTTTTCTTTAATTGTTCTCTTCTTTTATTTATTTCCTCTACATGTTTTATTAAAAGATTTAGATAAATTTCTCTTTCCCACGGTATCATGTTTTCCAATTCAGTTAGGCTGTACTTGTGTTCTTGTAGGAGAAGAAAATTTGTTTTATACAAATTCTCTAAAGACTCACTCGCCAGCCCTAGTCGAAAAAATCTACAAATTTATCGAGAACAACCTTTACTTTCTTTTGTGTAAATGGAGAAACTGCTTCTGATTCATAATAAATGGAAGGCATGGTATCGAAGAAATTACTTAATTTTTCATACATGTCTTGCGTAAATTGCTCAACAAATTCTTGCAATTCTACTTTGGAATAATCTGATGCTTTATACTCAGATTCTTTATCATAAATTTTATTGATACAATTTACGATTAAATTAAATCCATTTTCAACCAATGGTTTTGAGGGATCTACAGACAAAATTGTACGCATATTGGGATACTTCATTTCTACAAATAAAGAATCTGATAATTTTAATTTCGTTTCATGTTTTGTAGATCTTTTTACAATAACTTTATTAAGATCAACGTCTACTTGAAATTTTTTACTAGTATCGGGATCAATTACATTAATTTTTATAACTTCTCCCATAGATTTTTCGCGTAACTTTAAGAAAATATACTCTATGTCAAATGAAGGAACATCTTCAATATCAATCTTGTCTATTAAACAATTGCTAATAACTTGATCCATTGCTAATAGTATTTGATCATTGTCTTTAGATTCTGCTGCTATTAAAAGAATCTTTTCTTCTTTAACTAAAAATGGTCTATATCTTATCTTTTGACCATTTGATGGTAATTTCATTTCAAAGGTTGCAACGTCAATTTTTGGTAGTGGCATAGTAAAATCCTATTCTAAATAATTCAAATAACCGATGCATCTCTATATGCAAAGGTAACGGTTTGTTTTAAGTACGAATCGCGTTCATCGTATGATAATTGAACGGCTTCTATATTGCTCAACATCGCATACGAAAGTTTAATTGTGAAAAGTTTTTTATCTTTTTCTGTATCAAGACAAGAAATGTCAATATCACCAACAACATCATCCAAATAACCAATAAAGTAGTCTCCATTTACATTTTTAACAATTCTGTTATTTATTTCGCTGTAAAATGTTTTAACTGGGTTTCCTAGTGCATCTAAACGAAAAGTTATATTACAAGTTTGTGCCGGAAGTTTAACGTATGGTATTTTTAGCAAAGGTTGAGTGTTGAATTGAAAATCCGCAGTACCTACTCCCAATGGTGGTATGTCAATACTTTCAGCATATCCACTAAAATACAAATTAGCATTATTAAAGTTTAGATTTACAGTAAATCTATTTGGTCTTGCCAAACCTCTTATACTGTTTAGTGCTGTTTGTACGTCTGCGTATGCCATTTAATTTCGTGTTTCCTTTAATATTTCGGAATACAATTTACTGGGAGAAATACCTTTAAACATTGGTAAAAATGCAAACTGAGTCCATTCTTCCGGTGTAGTTATTTTTGGTTTTCCGATTATATTGCTGACATTATATTGATTAAAAACAACACCAGTATATTTAGCAAATATTTTCTTATTCAATATTGACATTATTTTGATACGAATTCTGTGTGGATCGGTTTCTTTGGGATTTAACATTAAAGTGTTCATTAACATGATCATTTTAAATCTATCCTTGGGGGGGATATAATGCAGATTAATACCATAAAACCCCCCTCCCCCGATTCCAGTAACCAAAACTAAAGGATACCTGTCAAAAATTCTTGTGCGGGTTGATGGTTTGTATTTAAACAATAAAACCTGTCCCGGTAGTTTTCTTTTTATGTTTTTGGTGGTGTCTTTTAAAAAATCAGAGTAGTCTGTTACTTTGCCCGTTTTGTTGACTCCCCGCATAGAATCACGTAACCATTTTAAAGCGGATTGGGGTGTATTAATCGGTTTCGGTTTCTGTTGGTTCTTTTCCACCAAATAACTCTTTCTCTGTTATTATTTTAAATTTCCAATTACGCTTTTTAGCATATTCTTCTGCAAATGCCCACTTTGATTTATTTATTTGCCACTCGACTACTTCTTGCAAATAACCTTTTGTTATTTTTTTCTTTTTTGCTGGTTCTGAGCATTTTCTATGTGGTTTTATTTCAACCATGTAGGTTTGAATTGTTCCATCTTTTTCTTTTACTTCAATGATGAAATCTACAAAATATCTGTGATATTTTTTGTCAACAGGAGAAATATAAGGTATTGGTAATTCTTCTGAAGCCCATTTCACGATGTTATCTGTGTTATCGCAAAATGTCATAAATTTACGTTCCCATAAAGAACGATAGATTATATTAGTTGGATCGCCCCTATACTTAGAGGGATTCTTTGGCTTAAACTTACCTTTGTACGACATACATATATTTAGAAAAGGATTATACATGGGAAAAATAGTCAACTTCTTTGCACCATCCACAGGACAACCACAGAATTCAAAAATATTTTGTGTAATTGATGTAATTAATAATAACGCCGTTCC